CTGTTAGTGCGGGCCCGAGTGGTGAAATCGGTAGACACAGCAGATTTAAAATCTGCCGACTCAAAAAAGTCGTGCCGGTTCGATTCCGGCCTCGGGCACCATAATTTCCTTTTTAATTCCCACTAAAAAGAAATAAGTAGTAAATACAAGGGTTTGCAGGTTGCCGTTTCTTCTTGTTTCCATTAAATTGGAAGAAATTAAACAATAGATCCCGCTAAAATCCCGCAAAACATCCCGCATGGCTTACATTAGAAAAACTCTTAAAGGCTATCGAGCCGAGATCGAAATACAAGGTGTACGCAAGAGCGCCTCCTTTGTGACTAAGCGGGAAGCCTTATTGTGGGTCGCTAAAGAAGAAACAGCTATTCGTGAAGATTCTAAAACTGCGCCAGCCCATAAGTACACCTTAAAAGATGCGCTGGTTAAATACCGTGATGAGGTAAGCCCAGACAATGCGGGATCCAGATGGGAGCAAATTCGGATTGATGCGTTTTTAGCTCATCCTGAATGGTTGCCGCTATCCAAGAAGATTGGACTTATTAACCCTACTGACTTTGAAAACTTTTCTAAAGAACGATCTAAGACCGTCAAAGATGGCACTATTTTGCGGGAATTAGGAATGCTCTCAGGCGTGATGGAGACCGCTAGGCTGCGTTGGCAATGGGTCAAGGAAAATCCCGTGCGGGATTCTAAGAAGCCAAAAGAGCCGCCAAGTCGTAAAAGGTTAATTACTAGACCAGAAATTAAAGCAATCTTAAGGGGTCTTGATTACAGCCCTATAGCGCCACACATCAATTCTTTAACTCAATCTATTGCCGTTTGTTTCTTATTGGCTCTGCGTACGGGAATGAGGGCAGGGGATATGACGGGACTGCATTGGAGCAACGTCAAACCCCGCCACCTAGTCATAGAGATCGATAAAATTGGCAGAAGGACGGGAATGGGGCGAGATGTACCCTTGTCTAAAAAAGCCGTTCGCATAGTCAATAAAATGCGTGGTTTTGATAAAGAATCTGTTTTTTCCCTTAAACCGCAAACTTTAGATGCCCGTTTTAGAACCATTCGAGAACGCCAAGGCTTATCAGGGTTTACTTTTCACGATACACGCCATACTGCGGCAACTTGGATGGCTGGTAAATTTAAAAGCAATAAAGACGTAACTGCCCAGCAAGCTATTTTTGATATGTGCAAAATCTTTGGATGGACAGACCCCAAAAGGGCGTTGGAATATTACAATCCAAATCCTGAAGATGTGGCCTCCAGATTAGATTAGCTTGCTAAATAACGTCTAATTTCTGATCCAGTTATACGGCCATCAACAGAACGTATTTTTCCTTCTAAAATTCTTTTAGTTAACGTCTTTGGTGTAATGCCAATTTGTTTTGCAGCATCTTTAAGGTTGTATGAAACTAGGGCGCTTATAGCCTTTTCTGCCCCTGCCTGGGCAGCCGCAAATAACATTGAACTTAATTTTGATTCTTCTATTGTAATCATTTGACATTACCCCGTAATCTTTCTGCGACCAATGTTGCATAGCCAGCAATGTCATGCCATGAATCATCATAATTTGGATCGCCATTAAGAATTCTGGCGATTTTATGAACAATCATGTCTAAAGACTCCATTTGATCTGGGTGCAATTTAGACCAATTAGGAGTGGTTTGCATTACATACTTTAAATTCTGAGAGATCGATGCGTGATCTACAAACTTCCCGTAGCGAGTTCCACGTTCTTCTAAAGTCTTGTTAATGTTAGTCATCATGCGATCCTATGGCGCTTAATACTGGTAATGCCCTCTGGCAATGGGGCTTCTTCTTGAGCGAGAAACTTACTTTCACAATCTCCATTAACTGCTTTTGCATAGTCAATTTCTACTTTTGCAGTATTGATAATTGTTTGACCAACATCACTAATGGCTTTTGCAGTTTCTAGCGCAATCGATCCGTCTTTTAATCCACGCATCGTATCGAATAAATACTGCCTTAATTCTTCAATATTATTTTTGCTCATGTTTTGTTCTCTTATTTATCTGTCTTGTTAATGCGCCCTTTAATTGCAACAAAAGAGCAATTTCTTTTGGATAGCGATGGTATGTATTTCGATCCATTAATTCGTCCCTGGTCAAAAGTTCTAAATTTGATATATCGCAATTTTGTTTATTGCCATCTTTAAATACCAACGCCATACCTTTTGGTGGATATTCACCGTGTTGTTTTTTCCAGTTTTCACGATGGAGCAATCTCCATTGATGCAATCCCTCGGCAATTTTTATTTCTACATATCCATCAACAGATACTCGGGTACTTCCAACTGGCCTATGATTGATTGGTTTTGAACCAGGCTTAAAGCGTGTTTCTATGCCACCAATTTGTAAACCTTTCATACCTTTGTTCCAGGGTTTCACACCTTTTACAAATCTTGAGCAAGCACCTTGTTTCCCATTAGTTCGACCAGAAACAGGAGAATTAAAAAATTCATCAGATTTTTTTAATCCAAGGGAATATGCCTTGTTGTAAATTGACTCAATGACAACGCCAATATCTTTAGCAATAATTTCTGATTTCTCATTTGGGTAACGGTTTCTTAAAATCGCGATTTGTTCATCAGTCCAAATATGTCTTTTGGCCATAAGATTTCGGCTTTTTGTCATGCCGCCATCCCATAAAAAGCCGTCATTAACGGATGCTGTTTAATTTCGGCACGTTTAAAAACTGGCGCTGCGAGAATATTGTTTATATCGCTACTATCGCTTATCGTATAAACAAAATATCTGCTGCCTTTTGATACGTTGACTGATTTGCGTCTATACAAATTGGATTTAGACAAAATATTTCCAGTCGTAGCCGCTTTAAAACCCGCATTTACCAAATCTTTAACTGAGCATGGCTGATTCTTTTCAATAAAGTTAAAAACTTTCTGTTCCATTGGACTCATAAATAACCCTCCCAGTTAAAGTCTGAAACCCAGCTATTTACGATTACCTCAATATCAGACGATGGATCGTTACCCAATCTATCAGCCTCAATTACGGCTTGCCCAACTTCTGCATACAGCCTGGTAAGCGGTTCAAAATATAAATCTTTTCTAATTGGCGATGCGTAAGCGCTTAATTTTTTAAGCTCTTTAATAATTGCGTCAATTCTTAAGATGCGTTCAGAAATATCCATATCAGCCTCTAAAACGGAATATCGTCATCAGACATTGGTGCAGAATATGCTGGTTCTGCCTGGTGATGAACGGCCCCAGCAGATTGCATTTTGTTGCCTAGCATTTGCATAGTTTCTGCAACGATTTCTGTTGAGAATTTTTCGATACCATTCGCATCAGCATATTTACGAGTCTTAAGTTTGCCCTCGATATACACTTGCGACCCTTTGCGTAAATATTGAGCAGCAATCTCTGCCAACTTTCCAAAGAATGCAACACGATGCCATTCTGTTGTTTCTTTTAGTTCGCCAGACTGTTTATCTTTATAACGATCCATTGTTGCAACAGAAATATTGGTTACAGATCCACCGTTACTAAAATCACGCTTTTCTGGATCTTTACCTAGATTTCCTACGATGATTACTTTATTGACTGAGGCCATTATTCAACTTCCTCTTCTTCCGCTAAAGAAGGCGTTGTAGTTGCTGGAATAATTTGACCATTTGCTTGCTCAAGAATTAAATCAATAAGTGGTCGCACCTGGTTATGAGGCATGGTGTCTAATCCAGCTAAAATTTTGTTAACTCCATCCACATCAAGATGAAGTGTGATTGTTTGTGATTCCGACATATTTTTCCTTTAATTAAGTAATGCTTTAATAGATAAAACTTCACTTTGAATGAGATTTAAGAACTCGGCTCTTCTCGCTCGTAGTCTTGAAATCTCATCTAAGTAATCTTTACGGTGCAATCTATGCACGATTAATTGTTTGCCTACTGGAAAATCAGAGCAAAAACTGACGAAATCGAACCACTCTCTGCCCGTGCAATCTAAATGCCCAATAAGCTGCCATTTATAAGACGGGTCAAAGCTGCCACGCTTTAAAGTAGCGTTATGCGTTTTAGCGATTACTGATTTAATTTCTATGCCACCGTCATCTCCAACCAGGCCATCTGGACTATCTCCATAAGTCTCGTGACAAAAAAAACCGCCATTGGTAACTTCTGAAAAGGTGTAATCCTCATACATTTGACGGGCTATTGGTTCTTGTTCATGTCCCCGTTCTGTATGGGTGTTTGAGAATCCGTATTCTGCTTTTCTGCCTGTGATGATTTCCAAAGCAATTTGCAAGGCGTAGTCTTTTGCTGGCTCGCCAAAGGCTTTTCCCTCGTTCGCCATAAAGCATCCAAAGTTTGACGATGTAACTTTTCCACATCTAAGGCGCATCCATTCATCGGTGTTTTGCTCCACGTCATAAAAAATCATTACGCAGCATCCTTTTGAGAACATTGCTCAATAAGTTGCTGTTGATGTTCTTGAGAAATATCCACTTTTGCTAAAACCGCTTTAAGATTTCCATCTCGCAAATAAGCTGATTTGACATTGGCCCAAGCAGGCATATCTGGTGTTATTGTTTTGCGTACTTCTGGAACAATTGAGCTAATCCGTAATCCCTCTACCGTATCTTTGCCAAAACGTACTGAGGGATCGACATAGACCGTAACTTTAAGATTTGCCCAGTCATCAATAAATGGAGTGCCAGCAAGCGTTTTAAGAGCTTTACTGTTACCCGCATTAAGGATCATTGGTTTAAGCGGTTCGCCTTGGCGGATTTCTGATTCAACAAAATAAGCGGTATTAAAACGCTCTTTAGTTTTCTTAGTCTTATCAGCATCCAGGGACACTTTTTTAATAGTTAATACCGTTGGGGCAGTAATGTCTGCTGCGCTTAAGTACGGGCTATTAAAAGCCTTTCTGTAATGAGTTTTCTCGGTCATTACAGCCCAATCAATCTGCGTAAATAATCAGATAGCCCTGGGCGCTCTTTGCTTAATAAAGCGTATTGAATTGCTTGAGCATCACGGGATTGAACTAAGTTAGGAAGAGGGCGCTGGTAATTGTTGCCAATCCAGACTTTGCCGTTAAACAATGGAGGCGTTCTCATTACAGACCTCCCGTAGATACAACATATATACAAAGTGGAACTGTAAAAGCCATAAACCCTAGAAATACACCGTTTGCAATATCACGCATTTTTAGTTCTCCGAAAATGGTGGATTTGATTGGGGGTTTGCCAAGAGCTATCGCACATATGGCTCGTCTTGTTACCGTCACCTAATTCCCAATCATTTCCATATTTAAATCACTTCTTAACCTCTATTGAACCATAGTTAAATCAATAAAACAACCAAAGTTCAATTAAAAGTGAAAATAAGTTCAATTTTTTAAGAAAGTTAAATTTTTAGGCGTAAAAAAACCCGCCAAAGCGGGTTATTGAAGGTGTTTTGTTTTTAAGGGTGATTGTTTTCTAGGCCAATTTGATCGCACATAAGCATTTTTTGATCTTTATTAAGCTGCTTAGACTTGTAATCATTACATTCAGGCCAGGATGATGTGATACCTAACAAATACTCAAGTCTATCGTGAAATATTTTGAAATCATTTGGGTTATTTGCGGCGCTAATAGGGATATTTGATTTAAAACTTTCTGGAATAGGGCTTGGTAAGCCAGTTAGCATTTCTCCATATAAACCAAATTTAACTAGCGCCCCATCTTTTTCTGGTGTTATGTTTACGCTATACCAATCTCTTCCAAAACCAAAAGAAAAAACAGCATAAAAAGTGCTAAACCTAGTGGCAAGAAGGGCGTTTTTTTCTACATCGAACTTCATGTCATCAGGATCTAGCAAAAATAATTGCTTTTGAGATGCCCCTTGAATCTCTAAAACACTTTTATTTTTATAAAATCTTACGGATTCTTTTTCGTTATTAGCTTGTCTTAGATTTAATTCTGAAATACTAAGATTTTGAGATTGAGATGCACACCCCAGCAAAAAGACGGAAATAGCAAAAATAAATAATAATTTTTTTGAATTCATTAAAAATCTTCGCTACACCAGACCTTTAAAACACGCCCAAACACTTCAAAATCCATATCTGGCTTGATAGTCCATCCCTCATAACCTTTGTTCTCTGAGATTGCTCTAATGCCGTCTCCTGGAATGCGTTGCAGCCTTTTGATAAAGCCTTCGTTACCAACCCTAAAGAAATAGATTGCATCAAACTCAACGGTGCTTACGCCTATATCTACTAGCAGGGGATCACCAGAGTTAAACATTGGGCGCATAGAATCCCCAAAACCCGTGACGATTGCTAGATTTTTTACCCCTGAATGTACCTTGACGTTCTTTGATAACCAATCAGGTGACACTCTCCAGCTTTCGATTACTCCAGATTGATCTCTCAAAACTAACCCATTTCCCATAGCGCCAATAGCATCAAATTGTGGAATGGTAATTTCATTCCCATTAGATTCTATAACGCTGCTAGATCTTGATTGAGAATTACCCGCACCAGTAGAAAGCCAATCGGGGTCGACACCAAAATATTTGGCTGCTTTGGAATTATTTATTCTCCCAAAAGATCCGCCATCTCTTACTTTGACAATTGCTTGAAAAGAAACGCCAAGCGCATCAGCCATTTCTTGATTTCCGATTCCATTTTTGTCCATTAAGGGCTTAAGACGATCCCAATACTTAACCATAGTTGTAATCTTATTTTGTTTTAATTGAACTTGGGTTGCATATTTACTTGAACTGTGGTTCAATTAAGCCCATGAATAAGCAAGAAGCAATCAAATTACTTGGTGGATCAATAACTTCAGCAGCAGAAGCTATTGGGATTTCATACCAAGCCGTTTCTAAGTGGCCTGAAGTATTGCCCCCTCGAATTGAGGATAGGGTTATTGCGGCTATATCCAGATTTCCTAAAAATTCAAAAAAATTGGTGACTTTATGAGCGCAAAAGTTGAACTGCGTGGATCTGTTGACGCTTTGATTATTGAAGTAACGGATGCGATTTGCCAAGCCACAGGCCAACACCGACTTGAGGTGCTGGAGCCTGTTTTGTTGGAGTGGGCTAAGAAAGAGATCCATAAGTCTAATTTGGTGGCAAACATCACTAAACACAAGGTACATAGCTCGGAATCGTGATGGAAGGGTGATGGAAAAAGGCTTTGATTAGCTTATTGGGTAGTTGTTGTTGGTTACTTGGCTAGGTTGATCGCCGAAAAGGAGTTTTCCCCAACTCTCTGCCAAGTGTTTTATCTGGGGTTAATTGAACAAGGGGAAGTAAATGAACAAAATTAGTTATTTTGAAAAGTTAAAATATACAA